GTGGCCAAAGCCCACGCACCATTCTCCACTATCCTGCCCACTTCCATCTGCTGTACATGCGCGGGTTCAGTGCGTGTGGTCCCATCAGGCATTGTCAACACAACTGAGCGTGTGCCGTCTGTTGTGTTGGTGGGTGCAACGACGTTGGCCCTGATGTAATCAATGTTGGCCTGTAACCCTTCGTAATAGTCTGTGACTGCAGCGCCGAGACGATCAGCAGAACCAACGATCAGCAAGCGCAATGTGCGCACTGTCACAGTGTCTCTGCGTAAGCGTGCTTTCACACCAGACACACCAGGTCGGATCACATCACTGCCACGCTGGTTTGCTGGTAGCCAAAGCTCAGCAAGGTTCTGCACCACCCAACCAGGGCAGTTCATAGCAACCCCACCAATCGTCAAATCACCAGCAAGCGTGTTGTAACTCAGTCCAGCCATCTCAGTTTCTCCACGCAGCGTCACGCAACTTGCGTGCAGTAGCACTAGCAGCAGTCTCAGCATCAGGAGTGATCACAGTGAAATTGTTAACCATCCCACCACCACCACTATTCACTAGCTGTGACACACCTTGCAACAGTGCTTGTGTGTCTCCTGCGTTCATAATAAACCCACTGTTTCTAGGGCTAAACAACTCTTGCCCATTCTCGTTCACTGTGTAGGTCTTACCTGCACCAACAGGCCCACCCATAGCTCTGCCCACAACACCGGTGAAAGTCAAATCTAACCCGGTCCGCAACTCATCAGGTTGCACTGGCAGATCATTAGGGTTTATACCAGCAGGGAAATACGTGTTTGCACTGCCAGAAGTACTGGCACCAGCAAACGGGCTGACCAGTTTCGTTGGGATATTCACAGGGTTAGCATCAGCTTGTGCTTGTGCTGTAGCCAACGCAGCGTTCAATTCAGGTGCAAGGTTTGGGTTTGCTGCAATCACAAGTTTCATCTCAGCAGGTGAAAGCTGTTGGGTGAATGCTTTGATCAACAGTTCTGCCATAGCAAACTGGCCAGCATCAATGGCCTTCTGCACAGCAATTTTGATTTCAGGTGGCTTTGAGTCAAGGTCTGTTTGGAACAGGGCTATCAGGTTATACAGCTTGAGTTTTTCTTCTTCTTTCAAACTCAGTCTGACTGCTGCTTCAATCTGTATTTCACCCAAACCAGCAAGCCCAATGTATTCAGAAATCTGTTCTGGTGGGATACCAGCATTCTTCAAAACCTCTTCAAGCCTTGACCTGAAGATGCCACCAAGGAAACGTGGGTCACCGCCTGTTAGCACAGCTTGTTCTAAAACTGTGCCAGCTTTATCACCAAACCCAATAACAGCTTCAACAGCTTTGTTCTGCTCAGTTGTGTAATCACCCAACGCAGCCTTGATTGGATCAAACGACTTTGGCAGGTCATTCAACGTATCAAACAAACCTTTGTACGCATCGTTCATGCCAAACGCTGCAGTGGCCTGATCATCCAGTGTTGATGTGTCTTCAATGGTTTTGGTGTATGCAGCTGCACGATCAGCGCCAAGCTTCTGCGTAGCAGCAATGAACTGCAACTGGCGATCATAATTTTTGGTACTAATTGTTGCTTCTTCAGTAGCAGCAGTTGTTTCATCTAACTGCTCAGCGTTTAGTTCTGCCGCCTTTCCGCTATCACTCAAACCTTTGCGAGTGTTCTTTAAGTACTCAATAAACTTTTTGCGCTGTTCTTCTGCTTGATAACCGCCACCAGTGCCAAAATCTGCATCTTTTAATTTGTCCAAATTTGCTTGTAACGCTTTGGTATCGCCAGCAGCTTTGAGTTTGTTAAGCGCAGCAGTAGCGTTGTCGAACTGCACAACTTCATTGTCAAGTTTGAAGGTGCCAGATGATTTGCCAAAACTAAAAATGTCTCCAATTTTGGTTCTTTCAGCAAAATCTGCAACCTTGTCAATCACACCTTCAGTGCTAGAAGCAAGCTCCGCAAAAGACTTTGCAGAAACACTGCCTGTTGAAGCAACTTCCAAGCTGATACCAGCAAGCGAAGCTTCAACTCTTGCAGCGTTGACACTTGCTTCATCTAAAGCCTTTGCTAACTGATACACAACAACAGCTGCACCAACAGCACCAATGGCTGCAGCAGCCTTGCCAACACCTGTGAGTGAACGTGTAGCAGTGCCACCAACCATTGAAACCTGTGTGAACTGGTCACGCATCTTCATGACAGCACCAGTACCAATAGACAAAGCACCAACAAGGCCAGCAGCGCCAGCACCAATGGTGCCAAGCTTGCCAGCAGTTTCACCAATAGCAGGATTGATTTCTCCTACTGCAGCACCAATACCAAGGATTGGGTTGACAACTTCCAACACGCCCTTGCCCACATTTTCCTTTAGCTCAGAGAAGGAATTAGACATGATTTGCATCTGTCCGGCAAATGTGTTGCCTTCGGATTCTGCGAACCCGCCAACAGTTGAAGCAAGCGCAGCAATCGTGTTTTCTGTTGCAGTGGCACCGCCACCCAAATCCACTACCTCAATTCCAAGCTTCTTCAAAGCCCCAGATGAACCATCACTTGATTTGCCAACCGCTTTCGCAGCTGCCGTCAAATCGATATTCATTTTCCTTGATAAGTCAACGATCAAAGGTGTGAGCTGTTCAGTCTCTTTTGATGTGCGCCCGAACTGCACAAGGAGTGCTTGCGCTGAAACAATTGCATCATCATCAGCAACAGTCACCTTCATCAAAGCTGATGCCTGATCACGCAAAGCTTTGCCATTACCAGGGAAAGCTGAAGTGCTGTTCTTAATGCTGTTAGTTAGCTTCAACTGTTCTGTTTCAGCTGCTGCAGCTTCTTTGGCAAACATTGCCAACCCAGCACCAAGGGCTGCTGCACCAACAACAGCACCAGCACCAAAGCTGGTTAGCTTTGCGCTCATGCGGTCCATTGACTTTGTTGCTTTGCCAAGTTCTTTGTCAGCTACGTTGCCAACCTTTTTGAACTCGCGCACAGCGCCGCCAGCATCAGCATCAATGAGAATCTGTAACCGTTCAAGAAATGCCACTGCTCACCCCTTCACTTAGAAGTTTCAACTCACGCACTGTTAGGCATCTGGTTTGTTCTGGGGTCCAGTTGAATCTGATTGCACACCAGACGACCCATGCGTCTGTGGATCGTCCACCGCTTTTGGGATGCTGCCCTCGTAAATATCTGGCATGTCGTCAGGGACTTGCACAAACACATCTGTGAGCATCCGCACTGTCAGCACAGCAGGTTCAATGTTGTGCTGGGCGCAAGCTGCCGCATAAATGTACTTGGCGTTTTTTGCTGACCTGAAGGGATGTGATAAGAGCGCCCACCACTCTTCACCACAATCCGCTTCCAACTGCACCAGCTCATCAAGCGTAAAATCAGAAAGCCTGATTTGCTTTTTGTCTGGAAGGTTGATTGCCCACTCATCAGCCATGGTCAGGTGCCAACACTATTGATTGAAGTGGCTGCTGATCCCGTACCAGAAATCTCTACTGCGCCACTCACGGTCTGGGTTATCGACAGATCAAAATGTGCCTGACCGAACCAGTACTGGCCTGTGTTTTCGCTGCTGGGATACAAGTAAAATTTTCTTCCTGCCGCGATGCTCGTGGTAATGCCATACTGTGAACCAGCTGCTGGGTCCCAGAACCCTGCAAAGCTGATTGCCCCATCAGGCAGGCCCACAACATAGGTCTTCGATCCGCTGCCGAAACTCGTAACCTCTGTCTTGTCTGTGGTGGAGTCAAGGCCCCAGGTGTTCAGGTTTGCCACTGGTGAAGCAGCTGCAGTTCCAGCTGCTGACGGGTCAATATAAACCACGCCTTTTCTACCACTGATCGGATTAGCCATGTGCTTCTTCTTTCACTAGGCCACAAGCCTCTAGAAGCTTGTGGGCATTATTTGGAAACGTGCGATCAGTGATCACGCGTTTTGCCTGTTGTGCAGCAATCTGCCGCTCAACTGGATTTGCAAGCGCCCAGCGAATTAACTCGCCAAGCTCTTCAGGGCTTTCAAACGTAGGGAGCATAGGAAACAGCTCATCAGACTCACCACGAGACTGGCGGGCAAACCATGTGCCAGATGCTGCTAGTTCAATTTCTCGTGGGCCAACAGCCCAACCATCAGCACCATCAGAAACATCCCCATTGTTTTCAGTGCGGTACAAGTTGAAACTTGTTTTAGCGCCACGATACACCTTCGCTGTTTCACTGTTATCAATACAGTCCTTGAGGTCATGCACCACATGCTTTGCAACATGTTCAGGCACATCCTGCCAGTTACCTGCAAGGGCAAGGTCAATGCCAGTGAAGTTGCAACGCTCTAAGAAAGCAACCCTTGATGGGTAGCCGGTACCAACAAACACACAATCAGACTTGTAGTCATCATGTGCTTCAGCTTCAAAGTGAACTGCTGGCCTGAAAGCATGTGGTGTGTATATGGCTTTGGTTAGCTGTGAATACTGGTTGATGTTGGTTGGGTCATTCAAAGCCACAACATCAAAGTGTGGTGCGATCATCAACTGCCTTGTTTCCTCGTATGGTGATTCTGTCATCACACAAGCTGTGGCAATACCACGCCCACGACAAACCTCTAAAAACTTTGGGTCAACACTGAACCCAGACACAAACACAATCAGCTGTGGCCACCAGTACAGTGCTGCTTGTGGCAACCCTGCAACAGCAAACGAGTACACATCTTGTGGGTTGGGAAAAGCTTTGATGTAGCTGCCATCATCCATGGCAAGGTGGGCGATGCTGCCCCATGTGAGCCTGTCGCCCAGATTATAAACCTGCACATCATGGCCAAGGTCTTCAAACCCTTCACACCAACCAGCAAAAACATCTTGCACACTGAAATTTGGGCCAGGGTGAACAACAAGAATGCGCACTCAGAAAACCTTGCCCAGTGTTTCAATCTGCTTGCGCTTGTAGGCGCGCACAGCAGAAGGTGTGCCAGCCCTAATGCCACCAGTCCAAGCCTTCTTGCCTTTGGTGCCAGGGTGCCTGACGTATGAAGCAAAGTTGCCATTGCCCCACACCATCAGCTTGCGTTTTCTTGCACCCTTGCGAGCACCAGAAAGCGCTTCTGCAGTATCAGCACCACCCATCATTGCTGATATGAGGTTGGCACCCTTGCGCATCTTTGCTGTAGCACCAGGCACAATGGCATGAGTGCCTGCACCATACTCAACAACTTTCCACACACCCATTGGCACAGCCTTCAAAAGAACTTGTGCATTGATGCCCCGACCTTCAACATCATATCTGGCGTTCAGTTTCACACCACCCTTGAAACCCACCTTTGAACGATCTTTGCCCCAGTGTGACAATTGCCCATCACCACCAGTAGCAGCTTTACCTGAAGCAATCACAGCATCTTTGTAGGCCAATGCTGCAGCACTTGCAGCAACAGTGTTTGCTTCTGTGATTGCCTGCCCAGCTTGAATCATTTTGGTACCAAAAGTTTGTGGTGTTGAAGTTCCCATCAGGTCATCACCCTGACAACAATGTCAGCTGCGTAGTAGCCCACATCTGCCACAACTAATTCACGGTATGAGCCAAAGGATTCAACGAAGAAATCAATGCCAGGTGCTTCTGCTTCTTCAATAGCTGTGATCGCAGAACTGGGATCATCAGCATCAAGGAGCTGGTCTAAACCTGCCATCTGGTCAACACTTCTGCGTGACACCATGGCAATCACATCAACAGTGGTTTCACGCCTGCCATCAAAGGTCAATGGTTTTACGTTGAACCCACTGATCATCACACATGGGACTGTCACTGAATCTGGTGGGTAGCGGTACACATTCAGTCCAGGCACAGCACTGATTGCTTGGGCTAGTGCTTCTCTGATTTCACCATTGCTGATAGCAGCGCTCATGCGATACCAAAACTCTGTGCATGTTTGTATGGTGCAAGAAAATCCATTGCCCTTGGTGGCAAAGACTTGCCCACACGCATCACACCATATTCACCAAAGCCTGCAACACCCAACGGTGATTCTTGCATCTTGGCTATTTCTGCAACCATGATTCTGCACGCTTGTTTCACTTCAAATGGGACTGCAGGCCATCCCCAAACACCAGTGATTTCAACCGTGTTCTGCCGCATGTTGAATGTGGGTACAGGCCACTGGGTGCCACCTAGCAGTTGCAGTGATGTGAATGGTTCTGTTGCTTGTGGTGCGTTGTATGGGAGCAGCTGGTAGGCGGTGGATGGGATGGTGGTGGAGTAGACACCAGCGCCTGTGGGATCAGTTTTTAGTGTGGTGATGCTGACGAGATCGTTGAATGACCCAAAGGCCAGTGTGTAGATGTCATCTGTGGCAAAGGTGCGTGCTTCTGTTGTCTGGAAAAACTCGCGTTCGCAGTAGCGGTCAATCTTTCTTGACACTGCTTCAACCACATCATCAAGAAGGCTGGTGTCTTGCACGAGGTTTTGCCCCACATAGGCAACTGCTTCAGCTTGTGTGATGTAACCATTGGTAATTGTCATTTCATCTCCATGCTGCAGCTCTTACATCATCACCTTGCACATCGATCACATGCTTTGAGAAATTGCGTGTGAGGATTTTGGAAAGGTGGTCTGGGTCAATATTCTTGTAATGCTCACCAGGTTGGAGTGGGCCACCATCAGAAGCACTGTGTGGTGTGCGCTCATAGCAGGCTGCTGTGAATATGAACAAGCCTGTGCGGTGGTCCAAAAGGTTTTTTAGGTGGGCTATGTGTAGTGGCCAATCAGGTGTGTGTTCTGCAACCTCAAGATGCAAGCCCACATCAAACTTCTGTTTGTTGCCATAATCAAGAACATCACCTACCCATGTGACTCCTGGTGCAGCTACAAGGTCAACCACTTCAAAGGTTGCGTGTTCAAACAGAAATTCTGGGTTGCCGTTGATGTCCCGCCCGCCACAATCCAGCACAGTGCAAGGCCCGGAGGGTACCCACCTTTGGACCCATTCCAGCACTGCATGGTGCATCAGATCACCTCGGGCTTTCTCCACCAAAAGAAGTGTGCGATCAGTATCAGTGGCAGCAGTTGCACTGGTAGTACTTGTGCCGCTGCTAAGGCCATCACAGGCCCAGCAGCAGTGTGCAGAAGTCGCACAGTGTCAGTAGCAACCAGAAGCTGTGCATACGCCAACAGGAGTATCAGAAGTGTTTGCCAAGAAGGATGATACAAAGCCGCAAGTGTTGCGCCCCATGGGGCGATCATCAGCCATGCGTCACGCCAGCGCCCACGATGAGCTTCTAACGCAGTCTTGAAAGGATGTTCATGCACTCTGCGCAACAACGGTTGTGCAGTCACCTGATCAAGCTGTGGTTTGCGTACAAACCAAACAACAGCAGGCACGATCAAACCAATGAGCATGATTGGATGCCAAGCCCAGATTGCAGCAAACACTGGTGCAGTCTCTTTGATCGAAGCAGCCACAAGAATCAGAATGATTGCTAGTGGCCATAGCCCATGTTCAAAGCAGGCAACAGCCATGATGCTTATTGCCATTGCTGGTAGGTCAACACCAACAGGTCGTACTACTTGTGGACCCCACACACCAGGCAACGCCAACAGCAGAACTGCTGCAGCTGTTGCACGTTCCCATCCAAGGTCAGAACCCCACCACAGCATCCCTGCTGCAGCAACAACCCACGATGCAACCCACACTGCCCACCATCTCCGCAAATCAGTTTTGCAAACAGTAGGCAGCAACCATCTCAGATTGAATGGTCGTGCTACCGGAACACCACGCCCAGCCAGCAGATACCTGCTGGCATCAGGCCCTAGCATTGTCATCCGTTGTGCGTGGTTCTTCAGGTGGTGTCACACCCATTGTCTTGATGTCACTTGGCCAGTAAACCCTGCCACCCTTGTGATGCCCAACATGGGCTGTGGTGTCCACATATATCTTGTGGCCTTGTTCACCAGCACGCAAACAGAAACTGACATCTTCGCCAAGTGCCCACTCTGAACCATCATCACCAAACCTGATGTCAAAACCAAACCAACAGTTAGTACTGCCACCACTCTGATCAAACATTGCTTGGATCACTGAGCGGTGGATCAGAATGCAACCAGTGCCAGTGGCTGCAAGTTGTGCCAGCTGGTTTGGTGCAAAATCCAACAGCACTTGTGTGATGGTGTTGGGGTCATCAATAAACATGGTGGGTATGCATCCGTCTGCTGTGAGGATCACACACAACGCACCAAGAATCTTGATGTCGTGTTCAACCGCTCTTGCAACCATCTGATGCATCAGTTGCGGTTGGAAAACCATGTCAGTGTCTACAAACCACAACCATTCTGCTTCAAGGTTGTTGTGTAAGAACTCGTCACAAATCCTGTTGCGAGCTTTGGCAAGGTTCGCTGTGGCTTCAAGTGCCACATAGTTATGCAACAAGCGCAGATCAATAGGGTTGGGTGACTCTGGGGCACCTAGTGCTTCCCAGATTTGCACTGCTCGTTCTCGGTCCCACATATCAAGTTCCCAGAAGGAACGCATGAAACGTGTGGAGATGTCGTGGCCTGTTGAAGGAAACGCCAACAGCACTTTGCCAGGGTGATCAAAAGTCTCTTGCATGTTTATCCTTTGGGTTTTCGGAATTGGGTGGTGGTGCAAGCAAGCCCACTGCCTGCACCACCATCACAGATTTGACTAGCTCAATACTTGTTTGAAGCCAGTGCCCTGCAAAATAACGCTGCCCTGCACATAGCGCCCAGCTGTAAATGCTGAGTAGCCATATACAACCATGGTCACGTTGAGCGAAGCTGCAGCAACCTCGTTGAGGGTCAGACCCACCGGAGCAGATGCATCTTCCATCAGCAACACATCCTGTCGGCGTGTGATGATCACACGATCCTCGTCAGTGCTGGCTCCTAGCACCACTGGCACGCCAGCGTCTGTGACAACGGGAACGCCAGCAATACTGCCCACTGGAGCGTAGCCTGCTGCAACACCAGCACCAACAGCATTGAACGAGTTGTACCCTTCAATGGCAACGAGTGGGCGCAGTGAAGAATCAGACTGTGCGCACAGCCAAGCCCAACGGCGTGGGTGCATGACGATCAGATCAGCTGCTGCGTATCGTGCAGCGTTGACCTTGCCAATGCCGTTGTGGATTGCTGCGACGAAAGACGCGCCGGTAGTTCCAATCCAACCTACGGTGGAAACGCTCGTGGTGTTCAAAATTCCGAAATGTCCACCAGCAGTTCCATCACCACTGATGGCGCTGATGTTGACCTTGGTCGCGTACTGCTGATAAAGGTCTGCCAACAAGATTTCACCAATGCCAGTTCCACGATCAATTGACTGTCGGGAAACAACCTGCTGGCCAGCAAAGGTACGCACTGGGACAGTTAGATCAGATTCCGTGAAGGTCACGTTGGATACCGCGACGCCCTGTGTTTCCTGCGCTGCCACCGAAGTAGCCGTGGCACCACGCGGGATCGTGATTGTCATGCCCTGCTCGGGCAACGGCACCTTGGTGATTGCTTCAAGGAAAGGCCGACCAGATGCAAGCGTTGCAGCAAACTGATCTGTCATGTACTGGGGGACTACCAAGCCGCCGAAATTTCCGGTCGTGCTGCGGTAATTGATAAGGCTTTCATCACGGCTGCGTGCAAGACGATCAGCAGCAGCCTGGTCATTACCAAACCTAGCTGCAACAGCATCCGCAAGGAAGTTGTGCTCACCATCTTGACGATAGGTCTGCTCTTCTGAAACAACTTTGATATTCATTGGGATCACTTCTTTTCTGGCCTCGGCGGCCTTCTCGGAACGGGCTGCAAGATCAACAAGGTCTGCTTCACGCGCCTGAAGGGCTGTGATCTTGTCGTCAATCTCGCGAAGTTCTGCGCGGGCTGCGTCGAACTTTTCGGTTTCTTCTGCGCTCATCTCTGAGCGGCCTTCTTCTTCGATTGCTGAAATTACTGCTTGCACAGCTGCTTCAGAAACTTCACGTTCATCAAGCGCTGCAGAAATCAAACTGCGGATTTGGTCCAACATATGTGGAACCTTTCTTGTTTAGGAATATGGTCCAGCTGGTGATTTCAAGTGCAACACATGTGCCAGTGGCGGCATGTGGTGCGGCTTGTTATCGGCGGGCTGTTATTGCTTCAAGCTGGCGTTTTGCCATCTCTACTGAACGGCCTGTGGCCTGCTCAGAACCTTGTGCATCTTCACTGCGAATCTTTGCCACCGTTGCGCCTGAAGCAGGGTAGGTGACAACTGATACGTCATACAGCCTAACTTCGTGGATGGTGCGCACCTCATACTTAGCATCCCATGAATCTCTGATTACCTTGAAAGCAAAACTCATCTGGTCCATATCACCACGTTCCATAGCTGAACGCAGTGAAACAGACATGGGGTTTGTGGGGTCAAGTTGTGCTGTGACCCGCAACCCAATGGCATCAGATTCCAAAGTCATGGTTCCAGACTTGGTGCGTGCCAAAGGGATGCCATCGTGGTTGACCAGCAAACGCACATCAGCTTCTGCTGCACTCTTCGCTGTGGCACCACTAGCAATGATCTCAGTGAACCCACCTGCAGCAGGCCCGCCACCAAGGTCGTACGCAAAGTTGTACACCGTTGCATAGCCTTCAAGCACTGCCCCACCATCAGGTGTTGCACGCACTTCAAGCTTTGCCAGCTTTCTCACTTCACGTTCAGGCACATCCACACCAGCAGCTGAGCGTGTGTAACCATCAACCACAGGCTGTGCATCAACCTCAACCATGGGTTCAGGGTCAACCTCAACCATTGGTTCAGGGTTTGCCATCAGGTCTGCTGGGATCACCCACAGTTTGCAAATACCCTCTGGTGCAATGTCACCTGCAACCACTTCACAGCCACGCCCACCTTCAAAGAACACACAGCTAGAACACACCATGCCTTCTGCAGCGTATGGGCTGACTTCTGCGTAGTGGGCACCATCAGCATCAACACCCTGTGAGAACTGCCCAAACAGTTCAACCACACCTTCAGTGGCCTCGTACTGTGCTTTCTGGCGTGGGCTAAGTGGGTGGACCGTTTCATCTTCCATGCGGATACTCCTGTCAGCTTCAGATGCATACAGTGCTGCAATCTGATCAACTGCTTCTGCTTCGCTGCCGTGACAGCCTGCTAATGAATCATCATCATCTTTGCGAACACCCCACGGTTCAGAAATAGAACAGCCCGCATCTTCTTCAACCACATGCCAAGGCATCAGACAATCACCTGGTCAACAGGCAAAGGCTGATCCTCTGCAGTGAGCGGTGGTAAATCCTCATACGCCCTAGCTTCATCCACCGTCAAGAACCCTGAACTGATACCCACAGCATGTGATGCATAACGTGTACTCAGGTCTGAGCGAAGCAGACCGTCAACATTGAACTTCACACGTTGCGCCCTTGGCACCAGTGTTGAAAGTGCATCTTCAATCGGGATCAGATACGGCATCAGGCCAAAGCTCAACCAGTCTGCTGCACGCTGCTCACGGTTTGCATAGGTCACTGATGAACCAGAGGTTGCACCGCCTATCATCTCAGGTGGCACACCGTAGATGCGTGCGACCTGTTCAACAGTGAATCTTTGTGAATCTAAGAACTGGGACTCGTCAGGGCTGATCTGCACACGCTCATATTTCAAACCTGAACCCATGATCGCCGGTTCACGGTTGCCTTGTGTGGCGTTGTTGAAAGCACCTTTGATGCCTTGTGCTTGTTCTGGTGTCAGCTCAGAGTCTGAGTAGATTATTGCGTTTGGGTTGCCACCGGCGTTGAAGAACTGCGCACCAAACTGTTCCGCTGAAATCCCTGCACCGATTGCCTGACGCGCTGAGTTAATTGGGGATTGTCCCATTGGCATTCCAGGCATTGAGAACATTGGCATGTGCCACAGTGGGCCATTAGGCCAGCGGTTAATTTTCTTTTCGTTGATTTGTGTTGTCCACTCACCATCAACATGGCGCCACTGCACCGTGTTGGGGTCCAAGATTTCGACAGTCACAGGGAACCCGTTAACCCCTGTTTCAGTCACCAAACCATAAGCATTTCCATCTAACAGCAGTGAACTCCAAAGCTGGTACAACCAGCTGGTGATATTGACGTTGGGTGCAGGTGCCCTAAACAGGGAACTAGCAGGCAACTGTGTGCGCCCACCAGGGCCATCACGGTACTGGTCAAGTGGCAGAGTTGAACCCACGCCCGCAAGGAGTCGCACGCAAGCCCACACTGCAGCCAAACGCATAGCAGAATTTGAATCAATTATTGGCGCACCAGTCTTCATGCGCATCTGATTCACAGCAGCAAGAATGGAATCAGGTGTGATTGCACGCTGCTCACGTTTGAAAAACCCCATCAGGCACCATCAATCAGAAAGCCCACCACGAACAAGGCAACACCAGCAACACCAAGGGCAAGCACTGGTGACACCAGAAACACTGCAGCACAAACAGCCATGATCCCAGCGATCTCCAGAACAGTGGCAAGAGTATCTTTGAACATTGGCACCGCCCTTTCTCTAGTAAGCAAACACCTGTGGCACTGAACTAGCCCCAACAGGTAACAGGGCACGAGCGATAGTGACAGCAACCAGAGGTGAGATGGGAACAACCGATGAGCGCAAATCCCAAACCCATGCGTCACCCAGCTGACGTTCAGCAGCATCACCAGCAGCAACATCCAAAGGTCCCTGGTTGTCTGGCCTTGAAAGTCTGCCTTCAATCACATCACTGAAAAACCCACCACACGCCTGTTTGTAATCAGGTGTGTTTACCTGATGCAACAAATCTGCACTGATCCCAGCATCCCTGAACGCTGCCAACACTGGTCCAACAGCAGCGCCAGCAGGGCCTGCACCATTGCACCCAACAGCAGTTGGTTTCCACCGTTCCACCAAAGCAACAAGCCTTGCAGGCAACCAGCCCAAACCTTCACGATGTTCAATAACCTCAACATACGGTGCAGCAATCGAACCAGCAGCAACAGCAATGGATGCCCACTCGTTGCCAAACGTCACATCAAAACTGATTGTGATTTCACCCTCACCCAACTCAGGTGGTGTGCTCGTCAAAGTTTGCGCCCATTTGAACTCAGGTATCTTCACATTTTTGAACCGCAAAGCGTCTGGCTCCGAGTCCCACACCCCAAGGCGTTCACGAGCAAACTTCTCATCACCCATAGCACCGTGCTCAGCATCAATGAAATCTGCGCTGATGCGTGTGCCATACGCAGGGTTAGCTAACGCAACCAGGCTGCGGTCATTCACATCAATCCTCTGGCTGATGCAGTTGCCCTTGTCATCCAAAGTCACCTGCTCAGCAGTGTGCTCCAAATAGGCAAGGCGCCCAGCGTCACCACCAAGGGCACGCCTACGAATCTTCCACAATGCAGAAGAAGTGCTCAGCCCTGCACTGCTTGCATACCAGACCTGTGGGTTTGGGTGCGTTGAAAGAACAGGCAAAGATGCTGCAATGTGCTCAGCCTGCAAAGCATACGCCTCGTCATAAACAACCAGGCTTGCACCAGCAAACCCGCGCCCAGCGCCACCAGTCCTAGCCCGATACTTCAACCGTGCCCCAGACTTCAACTCAATACCCTGCTCACCATTCGCAAACCTGATCCGAGCAACCTTTGCAGACAACTCCTTGCTGGATTCAATCACAGCAACCATCCGCAAGAAAGCCTCGTTAGCTGTTGGGAACTCGTGAGCAGTGTGAATGATCAGCTGCTCATCAAAGATGAACAGGCCAGCCAGCTCCCTAGCTTGGATTGTTTCACCCTTACCATTCTGCCTTGGCTGCACATCACAAACCTCAAACGCAGCCCAAGTAAAATCCTCACGCTCAGCAAGCGCATGTTTCAAAGTGAACTGCTGTGCTTCATCAAGAAGCATCCCAACACTCTCAGCCAGTTCGATTGCTTCCACTGCTGCGGCGTGGCTGTGAACGTTTGCTGGCAGATGCAGAAGCTGCGGCACCTGAACGCCTAGCAACTCTGGCTGCTGCAAGATCATCAATCTTTGACCCTTCCACACCACGACCATCAAGCGCTGCAAGCTTCGCCAACACCATCTGCAACCTGGCACCCAACGCTGCAACAGCCTGTGGTGGTGCAACCAGAAGTGTGTCAGCAAGGTGACCACGCAACGCTTCCAAAGCCCTGCGTTCATCACCAGAGTTCACTTCATCAATGAAAGAATCAGCCATAATTCCACACCAATTCTGGGTTCATTATTGTTTTACCAAATGCGTTATCTGGGCCAATAGATTCATTCCCACGTTTTCCCAAAACCCATTTTGCCCCACACTGAACGCACAGCAACCGAGATGAGCCAGAACCCAAAAAACCTCTACAAACAGCCTGTGGGCCATCCTGTGGCCTCTGGTGGGTACTCAGATATTTTGACCTAGAGAGAAATCTCTCAGAA